TGGCGCAAGTCGGCTCGACTGTTGTGCTTCGCGTCATCAATAGTTCGGGCGGCGCATTCGCGTGGACCGTCACCACGAATACCGGTTGGACGCTTAGCGGCACGCAAAGCATCGCGCAGAACACATGGCGCGACTTTATCGTTCAATTGACAAACGTCGGCACGACGCCTACCGCAACGATTCAGTCGGTCGGCACCGGCACCCAATCGTAAAGGCAAGACAATGAATAAGCTGCTTAAAAAGCTGCTAGGCCTTCTCTTTCCGGGGATTGACGGCGATGCTGATGACCTTCCTGACGACATTGACCCACCTGATTCCGTCGATGATGGTATTGACGATCTTCCTGACGATGAGTTGCCTGACGATCCTCCTGCACGGCAGACAGCATCGCGCCGTGATGATACTGCTGACCGTTTGGCTCGGGTGGAGGCTGAAGTCGAACGCAGAGGCCGCGCAGCGGAAGAGCGGGAACGTTCGACACGCGCACCAGCGGTAGACGCGGAGTTCCAGCGCGAAGAAGAGCGCTTGCGCGCCGCCGACGTGTCGGAAATGGAACGCTGGCAGATCCAGGCAAACCGCACGTTGCGGGCTACGCAAGCCGAAGCACGGCAAGCGATGTTCCAGGCACAAGACATGTCGGATCGCACGCGCTTCGAATCGAAGATCGCAAGCGAACCGCGCCGCGCGAAGTACACCGAGCGCGTGGAAGAGGAAGTCAGGAAGGCGCAATCGCGCGGTCAGATGGCTTCCCGTGAAGACGTGTATTACTGGATGCTCGGCAAGGATATTGCGGACGGCAAGCTGAAGCCCAAAGCGAAAGCCTCGCCGACAGCCGGCGTACCGCGCGGCCGGACGCCCGGAGTGCGCAGCGACGTTCAGCGAGGAGGGGCGAAGTCGGATCACGAAAAGCGCGCCGCTCGTCTCGCGAACATGAATATTTAACCCTGAGAGGAAACCATGTCCTTCCGTAAATTGGCCCTCCTTTGGGCTTCGCTGTTCCCCGGCGTAACGAATCAATCGACCAGCTTTACTGCTGACGTTGAAGCGTACATTCAAGAAGAAGTCGAACCGCTTGCGCGCCGCCAACTGGTCGCGTACCAGTTCGGCAAGCCGCTCAAGCTCGATACGAATCGCGGCACGACGTACACGGCTTCGCGCTACCAGCGCTTGCCGCTCCCGTTCGCGCCCTTGCAAGAAGGCGTGGCACCCCCCGGCGAAGCGATGACTTTGCAACAAGTCTCGGCCACCGCGCAACAGTGGGGCGATCGCGTCATCATCACTGACGTGGCGAACCTGACCATCAAGCACCCGCTGTTTCAACAGGCGTGCGAACTGGTCGCGTTGCAACTGCCGGAAACGCTGGAACGCAATACGTTCAACACGCTGATGGCAGCTACCCAGGTGAACTTCGCCAACGCGAAGACGAGCCGCGCGAACTTGCTGGCTACCGACGTGATGACGCCGCACGAGAACAACCGCATTGTCGGTTCGTTTCTCACCTACGGCGTACCCCGCTTCCTAGGCGACGAGCGCGAAGACATGATGATCGAGGCCGGCGCATACCGCGACCCTTCGAAGTCGCCCGCCGTCATGCAGCACTACATCGGGCTGATCCATCCGCTGTCCGCGCAAGACATGCGCGAAAACACGACGGTCGCCACCGCCTGGTCCTACAGCGATGTGAACCGCCTGTATAACAATGAACTCGGACCCTTCGGCGGCACGCGTTTCGTTGAGTCGAACATGATGCCCTACTGGACCGGCGCGGCTCAGATCAACGGCACGGCATCGGCCTCGGGCGGCACGCTCGCGACCAACGCGGGATACCAGATCATCGTGACCGCAGCGCCCGCGCAAACGTCCGTTGAGCAGGTGATTTATCAGGTGTCGAACGCGATCAGCGTCACCGGCCCCACGGGTTCGATCAGCGTCACGCTGCCGCAACTGGCCGGGTACATCTTCAACGTGTACATCGGTACGTCCGCCACGCCGGGTAACCTCGCTACGGCTATCGGCCTGGGCGTACCGGTTACCGGCCCACTCGCCGGACAAGCCACACAGTTGCAGCCGAACCAGACCGTCACCCTGACGGGCATCGGCGTAGCGCAAACGCCGCCTGCCGCCCCCGCTACGGGCGTGAGCGTGTTCCCGACGATCTTCATCGGTAACCACTCGTACGGCCAAGTGCTGCTCGAAAATCCCGAGTTCCACTACCTGACGGGCGCCGACAAGTCGGATCCGCTGAACCAAACGCGCGTCGTGTCGTGGAAGGTGTTCTACGGCTCGATCATCCTGAACCAAGCGTTTCTCGCGCGCGTTGAAGCCGGTTCGGGCTTCGCTCCGGGCTATACTGCTGGCACCGTAACCACCCCGTAATCGAGGAACAGATGCCACCGCGCACGCCCCACGACCCGTCGAAAGACGGGGAAGAAGATGAGTTGAACGCAAGCGCTTCGACGGAAACGCCGGAGCAGCTTAAAGCCCGGATCGCGGACCTTGAAGCGCAATTGCGCTTGTCGGTCGGCGCGCGCTTGATCGCGGAGGAAGAGAGTTCGCGCTTGTCGGCGCAAGCTCAGTCTTCGATGTTCACGACCAACGTCACGGAGCGTTTCTCCCGCGTCGCGGAGGACGGATCGGACGTGTACTGGTATCGTATCGATCTCGCGCCGTGCGGCGGGACCGAGATCCGGATCAACGGCGTTCCGTACTATCACGGGTCAACCTACGAGTTCCGTACCGACTTGCTGCGCACGGTGAAAGAGATTGTGTCGCGCACGTGGGATCACGAGAACAACATCATGGGCTCCAACGAGAACGTGTATAAAGTTGCGCAAGACCGCGTTCTGCGCGGCGGCGAACGTAGACACTAAGAGGAATCATGGAAGAAAAAGTCGCAGTTTTGGGTAACTTCCAAATCAATATGCCGGGGCCGAACGGCGCTTCGCTGTCGATCAGTGGCTATCTGTACGCCGACGAGTCGCAAGACTCGTTGAACGAGCGGATGGACCTGTGCCGCGATTCGCTCGCGCGCCAGCAGCAAGCGCTTGAAATCCCCGTACTGGAAGAGCGGCTCGGCCAGCTGGAGCGTACGAAGATCCAGATCATGGAAGCGTATGCCGACTTGATGGAAAAGCAAAAGCGCAAGCAATTGCCGTCCGCTGAAGCGTCGCACCTCAAGAACTACCCGACGCAGATCAAACACATCGACGAAGAAATCGCCAAGGGCAAGGCGAAGATTGGCCTGGTCAAGAAGGCGGCGTAATGGCGTATCTGACGTCACAGCAAATTGTCTCTCTCGCGTGCTCGATCGCGAAGTGCCCCGGCTTCCTCGCGCAGGGCGGGCAGTTTCTGAACATGACGTTGGAAGACTTGTGGTTGCACCGTGACCTGAAGATTAACCGGGTCACGGAATTTATCACGGTGCAAGCTAATAATTACGGCCCTTTCACGCTGCCGCAGAACTACCAGCGGACCTACGATCTGTTCTTTCAGCAGAACAACTTGCCGTACTTCCTGAATCCGATCAGTACGGAAGAGTACGATCAGGAATTTAAAGACCCGTCGATTGCGAACTACCCCTACGAGTTCATGACGACGCTGTTTGACGAGACGACAGCGCTTCAGCAAGTGCCGCCGTCCGCCGGTAACCTGTACATCTACCCGCAGTCGTCGGGCGCGATCACGCTTACGCACCGGTACATGGTGAAGCAGCCGGATATCTCCGCGCCTGAGTCGTCGCAGATCATCCCGTGGTTCCCCGATCAGGATTACTTGATCACGGCCACCGCTGCGCGATTGATGCAGATTACGGACGATTCGCGCCGCGACAAGTTTCTTGCCGATATGGACAAAATGTTGCGCATCCAACTGATTATGCAGGGGGATGAGCAAAAGGTGGTGAACAGTGTCCGCCTAGATCCTAGACGTTTCCATTCGAACCGCAGTCTAAAGCCGACGAAGATTACGAATTGATTACAGCCACCCTTCTCCTCGCTTAATGCGAGTAATGGTCGAATGAACAACGCCTAACTCCTTCGCGATGCTATTACATGACTGCCCGGATTGGATCAGCAAACGAATCTGGGCTACCTGCTCAGCGGTGAATTTCGCCCTTACGTTTGTCTCGCCAGCAAAACCGCGTGCTCGACGTTTAGCTTTCATATCAGCCATGTTGACCAAATGCGAGCCCAAGAACAGGTGGTCAGGGTTGACGCAGCAAGTAACGTCGCAGCGATGCAATACGTGCCATTGCCCGGGGTCGTTTTTGTGGATTAACCACGAGAAGCGATGGGCTTTCACTGGGCGACCGTCGATACCTAATGCGCCGTACCCGTACGCGTCAAGGCCTGCCGTCCACACCCAGCATCCGGCTTCCGGGATGCGCTCGATTTTTTCAAAGAACCGTATTACGGGGTCGCGCTTAGCAGGCATTGTCTTTCTCCTTGTTTGTCTGTTTCACTATAACAAGGAATTTTCAAAATGCCAATAGCAAGATCCTACCCGGTTCAGCTCACGCCGAAAGGTTTGTGTGATGCTTACGACTCGTCACAAGCATTTCCCGGCGCATGCCGCGCGCTCACGAACCTGATATTCGACCGGGGAAACCCTGAACTAGTCGTGTCACGCCCCGGCGTCGGCGCGGCGGTAACCACGTTTGCGGGCTTCACGACGCCGACGTTCGTTTCGGTGTTCATTACGATTGGCGCCATGGTTTACGGCATGGTTTCGACCGGGCGTAACCCAGGCTTTGACGAGCCCTTCGCTTATAACCTGCTTACGAACTTATTCGTCACGATCTCCGGGGTGAACTCCGCTAACGTGCCCGCGTCTCCCGCGACTTCGGGCGCGTGGACACCGCCCACGATGGCGGTAATCAGCACGAAGATTATCGTAACGCATCCGGGGTTTAGCGGCGTCGGCGCAGGTTTTTTCGGCGTCATTGACATATCGACGCCTGCTACACCCGCATGGTCTGCGGCAAACACCGCGACGAACGCCTTGCCGGGAGTGCCGACTTCGGTCGCGAACTTCAATAACCGGGCGTGGTTCTCGGTCGCCAACATCGACTATTTCAGCGATGTGCTTGCGCCGACTACCCGCACAAACGCTACACAGTCCGTCACCCTGGGCGACACGACGCCGATCACCGCGCAGTCGGGTTTGCCTGTCACGACCACTTCTTCGGGGGTGCTCGGCGCGCTGATCGTGTTTAAAGGCACACAGATTTGGCAGATCACGGGCGATATAACCACGAACAACTTGGCGCTGAACTTCATCTCGCTCACGACGGGCTGCATTGCACCTCGAAGTATTTCGCAAGTCCCGTTCGGTATCGTGTTCGCGGGCTTGGACGCGCCTTACGTGCTCAGTTTCTTGGGCGCACTCTCAGCGCTCACGCACCAGCTCGGCAGTCAGACGGACGCCGACTTGCAAGTGCCTTTCCAGAATGCCACCGTGCCTTCGCGCATGGCGGCGTCGTTTGCCGGGAACATCTATCGGGTTTGCGTGCCGACAAGCATTTCGGGTGTTGCGCAAACGAATGACTACTGGTTCGATATCCGGCGCATGCGCTGGAACGGCCCGCACACGTTCGCTTATGACTGTGCAGCGGAGCAGGGGAACGGCTTCATCTTGTCGGGGGCGTCGCAAGGCGCAGCACTCTTCAGCAGCGCCTCGGCCCCCGCTCAAAACAGCGTGTATAACGACGCCGGTACGCAGTTGAACGTATCGCTCGCGTCGTCTACGTTCCCGAAGACCAACCACATGGCGCAGTTGCAAGTGATCGAGTCAACGCAGGAGTTGACTTCGACGGGTACGCCAGTCAACTACAACATCACGGCAGTGGATGAGAAAGGCAATACGCTGAACAGCACCTACGTGATGACGCAGGCGGTCGGCGGCGTGTGGGGGACCGGTACGTGGGGTTCAGGCCTGCTGTGGAGTTCGACGGTGAACGTGCCCCAGGTGTACACGGTCCCGTGGTCCGCGCCCTTGGTGTTTCAGAAGATGGCTCTAAGCATCACGGCCACGTCTTCGAGCAGCCTTTCGATAGGCACTTTCTACGCACGCTATCAGGACACCGGTTATACCGGCCAGGGATAAATCATGCCAATCATCGGTACGCTTCCGAACAACATTCAAGACGGGCAGATTATCGACGCTGTTCCTGTCATGGCGGATTTCAACTTCATCGTCAATCAGGTGAACGCGAACGCGCAGCAAAACACCGTACCTTCTACCGGCGCGCTGATTGCGGTTCGCCAATTCATTACCAGCACTACGTACACGCCGACACTCGGCACGAACAGCATCATCGCTGAGATGGTCGGCGGCGGCGGCGGCGGCGGCGGTGCGCCGGCAACAGGCGCTTCTCAGGTATCGGCAGGTGGCCCCGGCGGCGCCGGCGGTTACTTGCGGCAATACGCGATTACCGGGTTCAGTGGCGTCACCCTGACTGTCGGCACGGGCGGGGCAGGCGGCACGGGCGCCGCTGGCTCGAACGGTACGGCGTCGGCTCTTGCGCTAAACGGAGGCACCGTCCAGGCGAACGGGGGTTTCGGCGGCACACTGGCCGGCCCCGGAACACTTGCTTTGGGCCCTCCGGGTGCAGGTGGCATCACCACACCGGGAAACATCGTCAGCAGTACAGGCGCTCAGGCAGGGTTCAGTTCGCTTGCTTCACAAACCCTTGGGCTATTAGCCGCAGCCGGAGGCCCGCCGTCCGTACTTGGGCCTAGTTTCGGCGCAGGCGGTGCGGGGAGTGCCGCCGGCGGAAGTTCAGGAGGAGCAACGGGCGGCGCGGGAGCCCAAGGTGTCGTAATCATCTACGAATACGCCTAAAATACGCTAAACGGGGAAACTGATGGATGATAGAACGCTCAGCGAAGGCGATGTTAGGGCCATAGTGGACGAACTTGAAAAACGGGCCACGCAGCGCTTCCAGCTGAACATAGGCCGGGGCGTGATCGGCCTGGCGTGGAAGACGGGGATTTACCTAGTCATCTGGCTAGCGGCGTATGGCGCTGGCGGCGGTTTTAAACGGTTTTTCCAATAGGAGCAACACCATGTTTGCAGCACTCGAAGCGGAATTCAACACCATCATTAACGACGCCAAATCGATCGGCGAAAAGCTCGAAGCCCTGGTCGGCCTGCACGCGAAGGTGTCCGCAGTTGAAGCGCTTGCCGCGCCGATGACCGCGATCATCGAGGACGCGAGTAAGACGACCGAACAGAAGGTCACGGAAATCCTGACCGCAGTAGGCAAGCTGTGAACTACTCCGCGGCAGGCTTAGCGCTTACCCAAGCGTCGGAAGGCTGCGAACTGACCGCGTATCAGGACTCGGCAGGCGTTTGGACGATCGGCTACGGGCACACCGCCGACGTGCAGCCGGGGGATAGCTGTACGCAGCAGCAGGCTACGGCGTGGCTTGCCGAGGATATCCAGTGGGCGGCGCACGCGGTGAATCAGTACGTTACCGTACCGCTTACGCAGGGGCAATTCGATGCCTTGACCGACTTCACGTTCAACTTGGGCGTGGGCAGTCTCGTGCACTCGACACTTCTGCGCTTGCTGAACGCGTCGGACTACGCGGGCGCGGGTGCGGAGTTCCCGAAGTGGAATATGGCAGGCGGTCACGTTCTCGCGGGCCTGGTTGCGCGCCGCGCCGCCGAACAGGCGATGTTTCTAGGAAATTGATGTGCGCTTACCGAATACGACGAAACTGTGGTCTAACGTCGCCTACGCAGCGGCCACGGTGTGTTTCGTCAAAGCGAACTGGGCCGCAATCGCACCCGGTGACATATGGGCCGTTTATCTCGCGGTGGTCGGGCTTCACGCGACAGCCGACACATTGATTCAATTGCGATACGGCCCCCGAAAGGATGATCCAGCATGAATCCTTATGTACTGCTCGGCGCACTGGTAGCGGCAATTGGCCTTGCCGCAGGGGGCTACTCCTACGGGCACCACCAGGAGGCGCTAGCCTTCAACGCTTTCAAGGCAGAGCAGGCTGCTGTCGCGGAGAAAGCCGCCGCCGACTCGGAAGCCCGCGCCCGCGCCGCTGAACAAGCGGCTTCGATCAACTTGGCGCAAGTTGCGTCAACCTATCAGGAGCAGGTCAATGCGCTCACTAAAACTCGCGATTCCCTTATCGCTTCTGCCGGTACTGTTCATCGGGTGTACGTCCGTGTCGCCAGTCCCGGTGCAGTTGTCGTGCCCCAAACTGCCGCCGGTGGATCCGGCGATAACGCAACAGGTATCGCCGCATTGGATAGCCGATCTGCAAGCTTTTTCTACAACGAATTCGCAGCCGCTGATCAGCTCGCCTACCAACTCGCTGCCGCCCAAAAAGTGATTGCCGCTGACCGAGTGACTTGCAACGGAGCCGCGCCTTGAACAACCTGGTTAAAATCGCGCAGGGAATCGATACCGCGCCCTTGCTACTTGAGATTGCGCGTCAGCCCAACCTCTGGAACCGGCACGGCGTGCGCAAAACTGCGCCTGACACGCCGCATGCCGCGATGGACGATATCTGGCTTCGGTATAACGACGAGAAGCCGTTCAAGGAGTCAGGCGACTACTCGACGTTTAACGACGAACACGATGCCAAGTTCTATCCCGAATGGTTTGCGCTTCCGAGCGCGCGGCCCCTCGTCTACGGCATGATGGCGCGCGTCCAGGCGGTGCGCCTGGGTGGCGTGATGATCACGCGCATCCCCGCAGGCGGGAAGATCGAACCGCATTCGGACAAGGGCTGGCACGCAACGTATTACAATACGAAATTGTATGTCGTCTTGCAGTCCAATCCGCAGTGCGTGAACCGCGTGGAAGAAGAGCGCGTCGCGATGGCTCCGGGCGAAGTCTGGTACTTCGACAACACGATCGAGCACGAAGTCACGAATGACGGCCCGGATGACCGGATTACTTTGATTATTTGCTTACGGTGCGAACGCTAATGCCTGCACACGCCGCTTGGGAGATCGGATACGCCTTAGGTCACGCGAATGACCACATAAAGCACCACTCGGTTGGCGGAGTGTACGCCCGCGAACAGGCGCTCAAGGCCGGTAAGAAGGTCGAAAAACACGAGCACACCTACGACCACCTGTCGTTTTTGTGCTCCGGTTCGGCTGTTCTCGAAGTGGACGGGGACATGCAAGTTATTCACGCGCCTCATGCAATTGAAGTCAAGGCCGGCAAGAAACATCAGATTCTCGCAATCACCGATATCGTCTGGCTTTGCATCCACGCGGAAAGCGTCGCAGATCCAGAAATAGCTAAGGAGTAAGACCATGCCGTGGGGAGCCGCCGCCGCCGTAGCGGGAACAGCGATATCGAGCGCCATGGCGCCAAGCGCCGGCAGTGCGGGCGCGAACTATTTCATGCAAGGCACTGCGGACCAAGCGAACAGCCAGTACCAGACGCTTGGGTACGACGCATACAACACGCTCGCCAGCAACTACGGCACGACCGTTAATAACGCTTGGAACAACTACGCCGGAGCGCAACAGAACGCGCAGCAATACGGCGGAGCGTATCAAAATGCGGCGAACGCGGCAGGATCGCAGTACGGCAACCTCTCTGCTACGCAGCAGGGCTACGGGGCGCAGATGGGGCAGCAAGCGGCCCAGCTAGGGCAGCAAGCGACGCAAAATTACGGAACGCAGCAAGCCTTGCTGAATGCGGGTCAAAACGTCTACAACACGGCGATGGACCCGCAAGGGGCGCTATACGCCCGCACAAGCCAGCAATTGCAAGATCAGACAGGGGCCACGAATTCGATGTACGGGCTCGGGTCTTCGGCTGCGGGGGCAGGAGTCGCGAATAACGCGATGTCGAATTTCAATATCGACTGGAACGCGCAACAGCTCCAAAATCAGGTGACAGGGCTAAATGCTTATACCGGTGCGGCTAATGCCGCCGGCAGCTACGGCTCGCTGGGTAATGCGGACTTATCGGGCGCTCAGGGCGCATACGGAAACTCGTCAACCATGTACGGCAACGCCGCGAACAGCATGCTTCAAAGCGGCTCCGCGGGGTACGGTGCGGCGACTCAGATTAACGGTCAGAACACGACGGATTTGAACGCGTACAACAATTCCATGAACCAAGGCGTTTATTCGCCTATGAGCGCGATGCAGTCAACAGATCTCGGCTACATCTCGCAGGGGTCGAGTGCGGCGAATAGCGCAGCGCAGAACCAGTACTCGGCGGCGTCGGCTCAGGCTAACCAGTGGGGGAACGCCGCGAGCGGAGCGATCAGCAGTATAGGTAGCGGGTTCGGTAACGGGTATAGCGGGTACGGAAGCGCCACGAGTTCGCCATACTATAGCGGCAGTAACTCCTACGGCTTTACGATGTGAGGCCCCCGCGATGACAACCCCTTACGTCCCCCTCGTAAACGGCGCTCAACAGTACGCGGATCTACGCGATCAGCGCGCGCGATACCAGATCGGCATGGCGCAGTTCCAGCAGCAGCAGCAAGACCGCCAACGCCAGCAAGCCGCGATGCAGGCGGCGGGGAATGCGTTGCCGCAACTTCTGCCGAGCGGGCAGGTTGCTGCGCAACCCGGTCAAGGGCAAATGCCGCCCCCGCCTCAAGCCCCGGCGCCCGGTCAGCCCTCGCAGCCGATGCAGCAACCCGGCCAGGGGCAACCACCGCAAGGTATGCCGATGCCCGGTCAGGGCATGCCTCCGGGGCAGCAGCAAGTCAACCAACCGCCGTTACCCCCTGGCGGCGCGCAAGGTCAGCCCCAACAGCCTCCGCCGTTCCGACCTATGCCGACTAGCCCGCCGACTAGCCCGCCGCCTCAGCAACAGGCTGCGCCGGCTGCTATCGCTCCGCCGCCCCAATCGCCTCAGCAACAGCCGCAAGCACCTCAGCAATCGGGGCCGCTCACCCTAGAAAGCGCGGTCAAGGTGCTGCAAGGTCAAGGGCTGTCGGGGGCCGACCTAATGGCAGGCTTGCAGCAACTTACGCCTTTGCTCGATAGCCAAGCCAAGCAGCAGGCGAACCAGTTGCAAACGCAGTTCAACAATGAGTTGAAGCTGCAAGCGGTTTCGGATCGGCACGACCAAATGGCTGAGCGTGTGCGCGAAGCGGATCAACGCGCACAAGATCGACAAGCGTCCCTCGCGGATCGGCAGCAGGCGCGCGCTGAGTCGAACGCGTTGCGCGGTGAAACCATCCAATTGCGCAAGCAGCAAATCGCGATGAGTAACGGGGATGACGCTAAGTTCTCGCCGGACGACCTGAAGTTCCTCGCGCAACAGGCACGCGCAGGCGATACGTCCGTCTACCAAAACCTCGGTCGCGGCGCGCAGGGCGCAAAGAACATCATCGCCTTGCGTCGCGAAGTGATGAAACAGACCCAGGAGGCGGGCGGCACGGGAGCGGACGTGGCTGCGTCGAATGCCGGGTTCCAGGGCGAGAAAGCAGCAGCGCGCACGGGCGCCACCAAAGCGGCGAATGTCGGCATGGCCGTCACTGAAGCGCAGCAAACTTTCCCGCTGGTCCGGCAAGCCTCTGCCGCGCTGCCGCGTACGGAGTTTCCTGGCGTCAACCGGGCGCTGCAAGCTGCACAAACAGGTACGGGCGACCCGCGTGTTATCGCGCTCGGTACGGCGTTGAACACATCGGTGAACGCTTACGCTCGCGCTATCAGCCCTTCGGGCACGCCTACCGTGTCCGACAAGGAACATGCGCGTGAGCTGCTGAATACGGCCAGCACCCCCGAGCAACTGAACGCTGTTCTCGGTATGATGGAAAAGGAAATGGCGGCGGCATCCAAAGCCCCGACCGAAGTCATGAACCGTCAGAAAGCGCGCATCTCAGGGCGCGACCAGCCGTCCGCGTCCGATACCGGCACGCCTGTTCGCATCTCTTCCGACTCGGAATACAACGCGCTACCGTCCGGGGCTGAGTTCACCGCTCCCGATGGCTCGCACCGGAGAAAACCGTAATGGCAGGCTGGCAAGACGCACCGTTAGTAAGCGCGGGCGGAGGTAAAGCCGCGTGGGAAAGTGCGCCCGTCGTCAACCCCTCCGCGCCGTCGGCGGGGAAACCGCCTGAACAGCCTCCGCAGAACATGACTGCCTTTGTCGGCGGCAACTTGTCCAAAGGCGTGGCTGATGTCGCGGGTTTACCGGTCGATCTCGCAAATTCCGCTATTGAAGGCGTGAAGGGCTTGGCAAATGCAGGCGGCGCGAAACTGAAGGCAGAACAAACCCCTGTCGGCGGTTCGGAATGGATCAAGCAACAGCTTTCGAAGATTGGATCGATAGGCCCGAGTGCGGAACCGCGCACCCCCGGTCAGCGCATTGTTGCCGCTGGCTTAGAAGCCGCGCCTTCGGCTGTCCTGCCGGGGGGCGGTGCGAAGGCACTTCCGCGTATCGGTGCAGCAGCAGGTAGCGGCGCAGGAGGCGAAGTCGGCCGGCAAATCGGTGGCGTGCCGGGACAGATCGCCGGATCGCTGGTTGGTGGCGGCCTCGGCGGTATGGCAGGTGCAGAGAAGGGTATTCCGAAGCCGCCTTCCGAAGCCGCGCGCGCGTCCGATTCTTCGGGGATTCCGCTGACGATCGGGCAAGAAAGCGGAAGCAAGGTGCTGACCGGCGTAGAGAATAAACTCCGCGAGTTGTTCACTTCGTCGGGCGTAGCACATCGCGACGCGTTGAATCAGGCGGTAGCAGGCGCGAACAGCGTGGAGAAGCTCGCGGGCCAGGTGGCGGGCGCGACAGCTAACCCGGAGCAAATCGGTAACCAGCTGCGCTCCGCCTATAAGACTACCGTTTCACGACTGGCTGACGTGCGCAGCAAGCAAGCGACGGCAGATTATGGCGACGTGCGTAAGGTAGCGGGCGATGCGCCCGTGATCAAGTACCAAAATACGCTCGACGCCCTCGACAAGATAATCGCGGAAAATAAGAACGTGCCCGCTGGGGATTCGGTCAAGGTCGCGAAACAGGCGCAATCAATGCGCGATCTTCTAGCGGAGCAAGGTACCGCAACCGTCAACGATGCGATGAAGACGCGCAGTGCGTGGGGGAAGGCGGCGGCGCGTAGCGGCAACATTTTTTCCGACATTGACCCGAACGCAAATCAGCTTCTCGCCAAGCGCCTGTTCGGCGCGGTCAATGCGGACTTCGATGCTGCGAGCACGGCTCAAACTCCTATCGCCCAGGCGTTGAAGAAGGCGAATACGAACTACGCCAAAGCGTCGCAGTCGATAGACTTCGTTGCGAAGTCCGCGCTCGGCAAGCTCCTGGGCGAAGACGTAACCGATGCTATGGGTAGTGGGCAGACAGCAAGCACCAAAGCGCCGGAGTTGATCGCAAAACGCTACCTCGACATGACGCCAAGTCAATCGCGGTCTGTGACTTCTATTCTGAAGCGTAATGCGCCCGACGTGCTTCAACAGGCGAAAGCTTTCGTCTTGAAAAACGGCCTTGAGCAGGCGAAAAACGATACTCCCGGCGCGCTGCCAATTTCGTTTGCCAAGTTCCGAAGCCAGATGGACAAGGTAGAACCCAAGATGAAAGAGATGGGCTTTACGCCGAAAGAAATTCAAAGCATTAAAGATATCACGGACACAATGGCACGCGCGGGTGACCGGACAGGTAAGAATCCTTCCGGGACGGCAGCATCCGCGCAAGCGGGCGGCATCGCCGGTGCGGCATTCGTCCACCCACTTGCGGCACTCGGCGCGGCGGCGACGCCTTTCATCTTGTCAAAAGCCTTGCTTACGGACAAGGGGCGCGACTTGCTGCGCGCCGCGATGAGCAAGACAAACGGCAAGGGGCAAGCGGCGGCACTCGGCGCGCTGCGCGGATTGATGCCCGCTGCTAGTCAGAGTGGTGCGGCGCAAGCACCAACAGGGCAGCTAGCATCACCGCCTCAATGAAGTTGAACGCCATATCAGGAGTTACCATTTCAGTACCTCGGCACAGGACCGTAAGGCCCGTACTGACGGTTTTGCAGTTGGGCGTTCAGGTTCATTTGCTCCATCGCCTGCGCTTGGCGTTGCAAGGCTTCGGTTTGCTGATAGGCCTGTTGTTGTGCTTTAAGTTGCTGCATTTCATACGATCGACATCGCATGTCGCGCATGGGGTCGTTAGTCGAGGGGCAGAAAGCATTAGCGACGATGGGCGACGCGGCGAGCAGCAAGGCGAGAATGAGTTTCATGGTGATCTCCAGTTGTTACGGCCACTATAGCAGTTGCAAAACGAGAATACAATGCGAATTTTGGTGATCGATGTTGGTTCTAACGCTCTCGACTTGTGCATGCGCTGGCAGCAGCAAGGCCACGAGGTGCGCTGGTACGACAAGCCGCGCCCGGACGGCACGGACCGGCACGCAGGCGAAGGCATCGTCACCAAGATCACGGACTTCGGCGATTTGCGCAAGAAGTGGATCGGCTGGGCCGATATGATCTACACCCCTGACAACGTGTGCTATCTCGATTTGCTTGAACCGTACCGCAAGATCGGCTACCCGGTTTTCGGCTGCAATCTCGACGCCGTAGAGTGGGAATTGGACCGTGAAGTCGGGCAGAAAGTCATGGAAGAGTGCGGACTGAAGACGATTCCCGGCAAGACGTTTCACGATTACGACACCGCCACGGCGTACGTGAAAAAGCACGGCAAGGCCTTCGTTTCGAAGCCCTCGGGCGATGGTGAGCGCGCCATGTCCTATGTCGCAAACAACGCCGCCGATCTGGTCTACATGTTGCAGCGCTGGAAGGGCGTCGATAAATACCGTAAAGCCGCGAAGGAAATGGGTTTTATCCTCCAGGAGAAGGTGAACGGCGTTGCCGAGATGGCGGTCGGCGGATGGTTCATCCCAGGCGTTGGCTGGTCGAAAGCCGGATGGGTTGAAAACTTCGAGCACAAGTCCCTCTTCGCTGGCGACCTGGGCGTAGCCACGGGGGAGATGGGTACGATCGTGCGCGTCGTGAAGAAGTCAAAACTCGCTGACATGATGCTTAAACCGATCACCGATCACCTTCACGCGGTTGGTTATGTCGGCTATGTTGACGTGGCCACAATTATCGACGAAGACGGTACGCCTTGGCCTCTTGAATTCACCATGCGCGACGGATGGCCTATCCGCCACAACCTGACATCGCTCATTGAAGGCGACCAAGCGCAGTGGATGCTCGATGCGCTCAATGGGCGCGATACGCTGAAGATCAAGACCGATTTGGTGAGCGCGAGTGTCGTTATGGCGCTGCCGGACTTCCCATACTCCCGCATCACGAACCGCGAACTGTGTGGCATTCCGGTCTATGGTGCCGAAGACTTAGCGCACCTCCACTGGTCGGAAATGATGATCGGTGATGCGCCGCGCGAGGTGAACGGGAAAGTTGTCGACCTGCCGGGGCCGGTTACGGCGGGTGATTACACCCTGGTCGCGACCGGCGAAGGCGCGACCGTTTCCGGCGCTCGGCGAAGCGTGTACAGTGCGATCAAGAAAGTTAAAGTACCGAACAGCCCCTTCTATCGCGTCGATATCGGTTCGAAGATGCGAAAGCAGTTACCGGTTCTTCAGGCTCTCGGATTTGCAATAGGAATGGAGTATTGATTATGCCTGCTAAAAGTAAGGTTCAGTCCAGAGCTATGCACGCCGCTGCCGAAGGCAAATCTTCCAAAGTGCCAGCGAAAGTCGGCAAGAAGTTTGTCGAAGAGCAGCACGGCAAAAACCTGAAGCGGCTTCCTGAACGGCGGACCCGGAAATGACCAGTGAAGCGCGAAAAGCCGGTCTGATTTCCGAGTCGTCGATCAAATCAGCTTTGACCGAGGCGAAAGGGGACCTGTTCCTTGCCGCCTGCGCGCTCAGCTGCACCGCTCGCGAGCTCGACCAGTACATCCGACGCTCCGCTACGCTCCAAGCCTTCGCGGGGGCCGTAGAGCAAGTGAAGATCGACCCGGCGTACTCGCGACTGAGCACCGAACAGTTCGAAAACCAAGTGGCGGACCTTGCTCGATCCTTCCGGGTAGACGGAATAAAGGAAGTCCATAAACTCGCGACCATGGAGTTCGGCGATAGCGCCGCCCTCGCCAAAGTCAAACTCGATGCTGCACTCGCGCTTAGCGCTGGTGCTCGTTCGCACGCCGGTAATAGCGAGACTGAGACGGCCCTCGCTGAATTGAACGCTCTTTATCATGCCAATGCTCCTCGAATCAAAGAGATTCGTCAGACGGTGATAACGCTTCGAGATGATCGGGAAGCGACTCCACTAACAATCGAACAGCGGACAAATCCTTAAGCGCGGCTTCCCGGTCCTTTTGTAACTGGCGCCAGTTCGGCGTCTCAGACGGGAAGTGCTGCAAGCGCTTCATGCTGATATATCCGAATCGCGCTAACTGCCACACAGCCGGTTTGAAGCCCGACTTCGTTATCTCGCGCCGAGGCACGGCACCCCCTTCCAGCCAGGCGTAAGCCGGAATCAACTCTGAGCGCTCAGGCTTCAAGCGCTTCTCGATGTACCAATACTCGACCGGCTTCAACACGTGCATCATGGCCCCGACTTGCGCGACCGGCCAACCGCTTGCTTGCGATAACTCGTCAAGCGACATGTTTCGTCCGCCGCAGTGGAACCAGATGTCTTGCAGGAAGCTGACCGGCGGGTTGCGCAGGTCTACTTCCTCGTCATAAGCGGTCCAGCTAACCGGGTTTGGGATCACACCGTACTCGGCGTTATCGACGTTCACCGCGGCCAGGCGCTGCATCGTGTAAGGGCACTCAACCATTACCGTCACATCCTGGCCGCCGGGGGTGAAGTGCGTATCCATCACGAACAGCACCCCGCCGTGCTTCTTCCACTCGCGTACTTGCTGCTCGGACTGGGGAAGCGCCTTACTGCTCAGGAACGCCGGCAAGTCCACGACGGTGCGCGAGTCGAAGATGATGGGCTTGTGCAGCCACATGGCGCGGTTCAGCACCACGTGGGTGAAGTCGGCAAGCGCGCGGCGCGTAGACGCCGCTACGTCGGTGGTTGAGTACAGTTTCATACCGGCGCGATGTAGTTTCGATAATCCGCGTCAAGATCACGCTGATCCTGAAGGCGGCGTTCAGCGTTGACGGCGCGCAGGTTGGCGATGGCTTCTTCAGTATCTTTGCCGTGCTGCATGGCGTCGAGCGAAGCGCGCTGGTACCACTTCTCGATCTCATCCTTAGCGGCACGGCCGTGCGCCTCGCGGTGTTTATGAACGATGCTCATAAATCATACTCCTTGACTTCAGGTAGCCCGAGCGCGCGGCGCGCTTCGTTGCGCACTTCCGCCGTCACCGCGTAGCCCAAGTCTTCCGGGTTCAGCAAGCGGCGAGCGAAGGCCCCGAGATCGCGAATTGCTCTCACGTCATTGGTGAGAGGCTGGTTAGCTTGCGCGCGGACGGCAGCCTCCTTAATAGCGGTATCGAAGGCGGCTCCTGGCGCCACAGCGCTGGTCATGTTTTGCTGACTTTGCGGGTACTCAACGATCTTTTCGAGTTGTTTGACGCGTTCTTTTAACGCGGCAAATTCAGCGAAAAACCCTTCGTACTGAAGACTTGCTATACCGTTCGTCATTACTTTCTCCTTCGCAAAATTGCCGGATAAAAACCCCAAAGCAAGCCTTGGGTTTCTGAGAGTCATTTTCGCCTCTTCATCGCTTGCATCAAGATGTCCTGGACCGAACGCTTGCTTTCAAGCCGTTCCATCACATCTAAGTCAAGCGTGCCGTGCGTTAGTATGTAGTGGATGAAAACCGGACGGTCGTAACCTGACTGGGCTTGTCGCACAGGGCCGATTCGCTCAATGATTTGCATATGCTCTTCGAGGTTCCAATTCACTGAGAAAAAGACAATGATGTTCCCCCCGTCTTGAAGACTGAGGCCGTGCCCAGCGCTAGCAGGATGAGCAAACAAAACAGGAATTTTCCCGTTGTTCCACTGGCGTATAGTTTCTGGATCGGCATCAAGCACGCGGCCGCGAGGAAAAGCGGCAACAAGACGAGCCAAATCATGCTTGAAATGATAAGCAACAAGCACCGGTGCGCCGCCTGCCTCTTCGATGACATCATCAAGAGCTTGGATCTTGACATCGTGAACCTCCGTCCAATTGCGTTGCTCATCGGTATAGATCGCGCCGTTCGCGAGCTGGAGACACTTCTGCGTTTTGCTTGCTGTGTTCAGCGCTTCCACTTCGGTCGGTCCGAGATGTCCCTCCAGTTCGAGGAACATCTTCTTTTCCATGTCGCGATACTGCTGGCGCGCCTTGTGCGGCATCTCGACCGTGATCTTGTTCACGATCGGCACCTTCAAATCGAAGTAGTCCTTCGCATCTAGCGACAAGCACACATCGGATATCAAACCCTGGATCTCTGCTTGTGCTGAATCGAGCGGGTCCAGGCCAAACCCGTCGTAGCTCTTCCTGAACCATCGTTGCGAGAAAGCCGTGAAGGAGGAGCCAAGTCTCTTTCCGCCATCTACAAACCACATCGGCCCCCACAAGTCTTTCAGTCCGTTGGGCGCTGGTGTGCCCGTAAGTCCGATCCACCTGTCTACTTTCTTGTGCGCGACTTCCGCGAGTGCCTTGGCGCGCTTCGTGCCTTGTCTCGTGCGGAAGCCCTTCAGCTTCGTCACTTCGTCCGCAACGATGGTCCTGAAGGGCCATGGGCGCGGATTATACTTAAACCAGTCTACAAGCCACGGTACGTTTTCATAGTTGATCGTGAATATGGCCGAGTCTTCGCGAAGAGCTTGTGCGCGCTGCGCAGCATTGCCGACAATCGGTGTGATTGGTAAGTCAAGCTTCCACTTCTTAACCTCGTCAGGCCACGTGCTTTGAGCAACCCGCAACGGGGCGATTACAAGCGTCGGTGAATCATCCGCGAGTGCAAATGCCTCGATCGCTTTAAGCGTCGATACAGTTTTACCGAGGCCCATGGGGACAAAAGCATTACAACGCTCCTTATCGAGAATGTGATCAATGATCAGCTTTTGGTAAGGGCGAAGTTGCATCAGCAGTGCTCGGCCCCGTACACGATACCCATAGCGGCACCGGCAAGCGCCGAGAGCAAAATAATGATGAAGATCAGCATGGCTCACTCCTTAGCGATTGGATGAAGCGATCGACGCCTTCTTTACTGTCGATCACGAACACGTTACAACCCGCCGCGAACAACTTCTCATGCTCGCGCGCCTGATCATCTCGCAGCACCTTGCCGGGGGCCTTCAACTCTACGAAGTACACCCAGCCGAAGTACACCACGATCCGATCCGGCACACCCTTGTGGCCGGGACTTGTGAACTTGCGTTGCAGTCCGCCGACTTCCCGCACGCGGCGAATGAAGTACTGCTCAATATCCCGTTCCCGCATGATATTCAATCGCCTTTTCGAGATCAGCTTCGCAAATCGAGATGTCGCGCGCAGCGCGGCGGAAGTCCACGTCGAGCTTTGCCCGCTGGACAAGATCAAGCCCGCTGGTGTTTTGCATCGCAAACGCGTTAAAGCGCATGCCGGCAAGGCCTAGTGTTTCAGCTATTTTGTAGACATCGTCGCTCATCCGCGCCACCCAATCAGCAGGCCGATAAGAGCCATCACGATAATGGCGGCGACAAGGCACAGACGTTCGTGCTTGCGGCAAACCGCGATATCGTAACGATGATACGGGCCAAACGCCTGCTGTACGCTGCGAGGCGTCGGGCGGTAATGCCGGTTGTCTTTTGAGAACATGCTTACTCCTTAACAAATTCAATGAACTCAATGAACTCGCCCTTCGTGTTCAGGACGTACCACGTGTCAGCTTTGATACCGTTCTCGCCGACATAGGCGACAGCGATGCGCGGTCGGTTATCGTCATCCCAGCGTAGTGCGAAGCAGCAACCTTCCGCCCCCCTTGGCGCGCGCCCCTACGCCGGCTGCCATCGCCACACCGTGCTTCCCATTTATTTCCTGCGTGCTGGAGTAGCCGCTCGCTGCCTGCGTGCTGTGGTCGCCGCTCGCTGCCTGCGTGCTGTAGTAGCTTTCCGTTTCGGTATCCTTGACATCCTTCACCAGATCCACCACGAACTCGATTGCGTTGGTTACGATCTGCGGGATGCCGATCTCGGCTTTAACCGTGATTCGGCCAGACGCGATCTTGGAGTCCTGACCTTCACGGTTCAGTTCACCAGACAACTCGACGACACAGAAACGCGAGTCCGTAACCGGGTAGTACGTCCACATGTCCAACGGGTTCTCGCACGCATGAAAGCCAGATTCGCACGCAAGCACCTTGCCAGCGTGCTCATAGGTCTTGCCAATCTCATATTGGAAGCCGCGGCATTTCAAGTCCTTATCGAACGCCTTATACGCCAAGACTACCTTCGTTTCTTGTGTCATTTTCGTTTCCTTCGGTTGTGTTTGTGATTCCACTATAGCAGTTGCAAAACAGAAAAACAATCACTCTTTTCTATAGCGGAAACCCTCGAATCCAGCAGCGGCAAGCGGCAAACCTGGGGCCCAATCGTGCGGCGCTGCCATGAAGTACGAAAGAGTCTTCGCGTCGCGCAGATTGTTGTCCGGCGTGTACGTAATCAGTTCATCGTGCACCCGCATACGGATGCTGTAGCCTTGCTTCACGATTCGCGGCATGTGATAGAACATCACGTCGCGCGCGATCGCCTGACAGAGATTTTCGAACAGCTTGCCGCCATAAGTTGTCAGGCGTTGCCACTTACGCGAATACTGATTCATACCCATGTACGAAATTGAATTGCCCGCACGCGGTGCGGCGTAGGACAAATCTCGCCCGCTAGGCAACTTTACGCGCAGCCAATTGTCTTCTCGCCGGAACACGATCATATTCACGCGAAAGTCAGTGTGCGGTTCATTGATCGCGGCTCCCGCTGCGTCTTCGAGTTTCGCCCAAATCCCGGATATCTTCGGGTTTGCCGCCCGCCACAGGCGTTTGATCGAGTCGCAAACACAAAACGTGTCGTGCTCCAGGCCGTACGTGTTTCGCTTCGTGTCAATCGACCAGTTCCAGAAGTTCTCTGCCTCCGCCCATACGTGACCAGGAATTGCCTCGCGCCCCACGCGTGCCAGCTCGTCCAAGTCAATGCCGTAAGTCGCGGCTCCGGTCAGGAAGGCCCCTACGCCGCCCGCGTAGGCAAGCATGAGCTCCATTACCTTCCCGATCTGACGAAGTTTCTTGGTGACCGATCCGGGGCTCACGCGAAACGCTTCCGAGTAAGCCTTGATGTAAAGGTCTGGCCCGGTCCCCGCGTCGTAATCCCGAAAGGCCTGGAGTTTCCACTCTTCGCCCGCAATCCAGGCCGCGACACGCCCTTCGATGTTCGCCAAGTCCGAGACAACAATCTTCCGACCCGGCGGCGCGATAATGACGCCGCGCATCGTGTTCGCGCACAGTTCCATCACGTTGTCGGTCACTAGATCGGCGCAGCCCGCCTTGATCGCTTCGATACCGGTTTCGATCTCTTCCGCTTCGAGCGTCGGGCGCATCATATTGCCCATTTGCACCAGGCGGTGAGCGTCGCGACCGGTGCGACCGGCGCCGTTGAACTGGATGCCGCCCTTCAGGAACCCATCTGAGCTAGTAGACCGGATAATCCGTTTAAACTTTGACACTGAACTTGTGCTGGCCATGAGTCTTATAGACAACAGCTCTCGTACACCGTCCGGTAAGGATGAGTCTGCCAGTCGGCGTTCAAGAGTTGCGGATTGCATGTCGGGTAAAGAGACGCCGTGTTCTGCAAGTATGAATTTGAGAAGGGCGTCTCTTTGAGTGGCTGAAGATACCACTCCGCTCGTGGCGTCGTGAGTTCTTCCCGCGAGCGAAGTTTGCTCCGCGCCCACTGCTTCAATTGCAGCCTTTGCAAGTTCGAGATCGACATATACACCCTCGTTATTAATTCGTTGGTCGAGTTGCCAAAGTTCCATCTCCTTGGCGTTATTCGGGTAATTCCACTTCGGCATCTTCTGATGCAGGATACGCATCGAAGTAATGTCCGACTTCGCGTACTCAACAAACCGCGTCCACTCTTCAGGATGCGTCTTGCGAGTCTTGCGCCGCAACTTCTGGTTAGCGGGTTGCGGCATGCAAAACATGCGCATGAGTTTGCGGCCTTCCTTGCTCTTCGCGACATCAGCGTCCAGCTTGAAGATCTCGCAAAGCGTACCGAGTGAGCCGGGCAGCCCGTGGCTGAAGGCTTGCACCATGGTGTCGCGGTGTTGACTTTCGTTTTGCATACGCGTCTGAAGCGGCGAGATTGCGCGCTTCAGCACAATACGATCAAACATGCCCGAATTATGGCCCCAGTATTCAGTGCAGTTAATCAGTGCCAAGTCCAGAGTAGTCGGCATTGCTCCCGGCGCTGTCAGGTCCCAACACTGAACCGGACCGTCATCTATCGCCCACGCGAACAGCAGCACTTCAGCCTTTTCCGCGTATCGGTGCGCGCCGTCGTTAATCGGCGTTTCGGAATAGGTTTCGAGATCCCACCAGAGCTTCATACGAGGTCCGAATATTGATCTTCAGGTTCGACGGAAAATTCCGCATGTACTTCGTCTTTTTCGCGCTTCATTTCTGAACCGCGAATTTCGTAAGCGGCCTTTAACGCCACGCCTGCTTTTTCAAACTTCAGTAGGTATTTCACGCACGACAGAAAAGAACCTTCGTGCACGGCTTTTTTTGTCCCGCAACGATTACGTAATAGGCCATATTTCACCAAGTGTAATTAGCAGTTAGCATATGCGCACCCTTAACACCGCTCGGTATGGTGCTGCCGCTATTAGTGTTTTCATTTTTGATCTCCTTCAGCAAGCCCCGAAGGGCTTACCGGGTTACGCGAGGTCGTCTTCCGCGTCGATGGCATCGAAACCTTCATCGGAAGGTCGCGATGCGCCGCCGAAGCTGTCGCCCGGACCGTCGAACTGCACGCCCAGGAGCCCGCAACGCATACCGCTATACGTGCCTGACTGTGCCCACATCTCTACCTTCGCGTTCACATAGCAGCCGGCGTAGATTACGCCTTCGGAACCCGTCAGGCGAAGCGCTTTACCGAAATGCTTGGAGTCAGGATCGCCATCCTTGATGTTGTGGAGAAAGAGCGGCGCACCGTCCTTCTGCTTGCGAATCGCGGACAGCGCGAACATGTTCTCGAAGCCGTCGTAGATTTCGCCGACTTTGTCTTTCTTGTTTTTGATGTACGAAAACTTGTTTTTGTTCGTGCGCATGTCTTCAAGGAAGGCTTCAGCCTTTTTGCCCCATGCGGCGGTCGCTTCACCGTTGATCGCGGCCTGAATCGCCTTATCGTTAGCGCTACCCGGCTCAACGATCAGCGTGCACGAGTGGCGGAAGTCGCCTTGGCCTTCGTACTGCGCCGGCGTGAACAGGTCGTCGATAAACGCGATGCGCACGTGCTTGAGTTGAACAATGGTTCCCATGATTTATTCCTTAACAGAGTGAGTCAATATCTTCAGAGTCGTCAACGGTTTCAAAACCGTCTTCAACCGGTTTGATTTCAATAGCCGGACGTTTGTCCGAATCGAGTACGACATGCGGCTTGCCTTCCGGCTGGACGATCAGCGCTTCGATCTTCTTCAGACGTCGCGGTTGATCCTTCAGCGCTTCGAGAATCGGCTTGGGGCCAAGCAGCTTGAACGAATACATCTGCTCAAGCTTCAGTCGGAAGCCCTTCATCATCGTTTCGGCTTCCTCGTCGTTCGCCCACGAGCGATTACCGCGCTTGCCCGCGACGACCTTCACGCCTGGCACTTTGCGGCCCGCGAACATCTCTAACTCGATGCGAGCGCGCACGGCTTTGATCCAGTCCTCGACCAGTTCCAGTTCAGCGAACTTAGGGCCGAGTTTTTCAATCGGGATCAGATCAACCGGGATCGGTTCCAGCGTTTCGAAATCCGATTCAGTGATCGCCTCCACTCTCGCGAGGAGTGCCGGGCAAACCGCTTTTGCTTTGCACCACATGCAAGTCTTCTCGGAAGGCGCGAAGTCCTCTTCCTTCAAAGCACGCTCGCCAACCAGCTTGTGGATCAGGATGGCCTTCTCAAACTTTGGACGCGCGTCCGATACCCAGGCTTCCAAATCCTCGACCGTGAGCGTCCATTCGTTGCCGGTCCTGAGCGGCTGCTCAATGACAATCGTGATTTCCTTGAAGTCTTCGACCAAGCCGAACTTCTGCAATGCCCCGTGGCCGTACATCATGCCTTGGGGATTGTTCTCGGCATCGACTTCCTGATAACCGAACTTCGCGTCAATCACGTCCGTTGTCGCGTGTCCGTCAGGCCACGAGATGATCAACACGATATCCGCACGACCGGTCGCGCCTTCTTCGCCGGTAATCTGGCTAACAGGCACATCCTGCTCGATCTCGACAGTAACGGCGCAGCCTTGCGCTTCGTAATTCGCGATGCGATCGCGCACGTTGCTGACCACGGTTTGCACGTCGGCGGCGAACGACTTGTCAACCGCATGACCTTTCTTCAGTACGTGACCGAGATATGTTTCGGCATCCTTGCTGAACGCAAGGCACATACTCAGCAGTTCATGCTTGTCGGTTCCGAGATCCGCAGCCTTCGAGCTGCCGTCCGGTTGTCCCTTCTCCATCGCCAAAGCGTTCGCGCAGTTCAACACGCGATGCGCCGATGACGGGCTCGCTAGCGCGTGGTAGTCGTCAGGCATGGGATTCTTCCGGGTTGACTTCGCCGGCCGCGACACGCGTTAGGTAGGCAACGGCTTCGGGCCACTGTGCTTCCTTCAATTCCTTGCCATTCGCGACGCCGAGACGGGAAAGCGCTGCAACCGCCTTGTCTTTGGACTCCTTGCCAATCGCGATGATCAGCTTCCTTACGTCGTCATAAATTACCGGCGCGGATTCGGGCTCGGAAGGCGGCGAAGTGTCGGTAGTGGGCTTCGACTTTTTTGAGTCGGCGATTTCCTCTTTGATGATTTCCTGCTCGCGCTCCTTGATCTTCTCGGTTACGTCTGGCGTAAAGGTTGGCTCGCGAACGACTACCCGGCTGCTTGTAACCAAGTGCTGATTCAGGGCGTAAGTAAGCGCAAGAACCGCTTTCGTCAGTTCTTGAATGTCATTCTCTAACGGCATATGTCTTTCTCCAATCGGTTGATGGGTAACGCAAGAAGGAATTTAGGCGCGAAAAACTGCGCTGTCAAGGTAAATTCGCACTTGCGCAACCATTTTGCAATTGCTATAGTGCAGTCACATAAACCCGAAGGAGAAAAGTATGAAAGCATTTCGTGGTGACCCGGCAGTAAAAGAGAAGTACCTGGCGCGTCTAAAAGCCCATCACGCGGCTGATGAAATCATTCAAGGAACCGGTTACGACGGTTCGCACGGCTGCGCAGTAGGATGCACGCTCAACAAGTACGATCATCTCGCTTACGAACACGAACTCGGCTTGCCGCAGTGGCTTGCCCGACTTGAAGACAGGATTTTCGAAGGGCTTCCGGCTGTTGAAGCTCAGCGATTTGCGGTTGACTTCCTGGAAGCCGTACCCGTTGGCGCGAACGTCGACAAAGTACGTTGGCATCTCGCTATTCAACGGCACACACAGGCGCGCGATAGCCTGCTCAAGAATAAAGAACCATATGCGGTTCAGTGCGTTGCCGCTATCGAGCAGGTAATAGCGTATTGCGAGCTTGAAATCCTCGGCTCGGCGGCGGAGTCGGCGGCGGCGGCGCGGTCGGCGGCGGAGTCGGCGGCGGAGTCGGCGGCGTGGTCGGCGGAGTCGGCGGCGGAGTCGGCGGAGTCGGCGGAGTCGGCGGCGTGGTCGGCGCGGTCGGCGGCGCGGTCGGCGGCGCGGTCGGCGTGGTCGGCGTGGTCGGCGGAGTCGGCGGCGTCGGCGGCGTGGTCGGCGTGGTCGGCGGAGTCGGCGGCGGAGTCGGCGGCGGAGTCGGCGGCGGCGCATTTTCAGTGGGAAGCCAAAACGCTTCTCGAATTGCTCCGCGCAGCTCCGCAGGCCGCAGAATGACAATCGCGAAATACAAAGACTGGATGGCGAAATCCGCTATCGATGAGAAGCGAGAACTTGCCATCAAGGCTCGCACGTCGCTGTCCCTGCTCTACCAATTGGGGTACGGAACGCGGACGGCGAGCCCCGAGTTGGCGGCGCGCCTTACGCGCGGTATCGCTTCGATCAACAAGCGCAAGCGCCACGCCCCCTTGCCGGAAGTGGCGCAAGGTGATTTGTCGCCTGTATGTGCCAAATGCCGTTTCTACAAGGAGTGCGAACAATGACATCTCCCGCCCGCTCACCGATCTCGCAACCGACGCCTCGCGCATCGACGCATAACGCCCCGTAGTCCGCGCACCTACTGCGACAAATCGAGAGGAAGTGATGAAACGCCATTACATCCGCTGTACGTTCCTCGACACAGATGGAGACACATCGTGGAAATTTCTGACGTTGCCTAACAAACCCGAAGTTGAGTTTATGACGACAAATTACGACCTTGCCTGTGATATTGCAAATGCATTGCAGGAACAGGACGAAACACAAACCTACGATATATGGACGGTATGAGAAATGAGGCAATGGATGCTTGTTTTGCCTGCCTTCGTCTACATACGTCTTGTACGTCGCTATGGCGAGCGCTTCTGGATTGAGCCGAGAACAGCGTGGCGATCTGGGATTGAGGCGGCTTATGACGGGCACACGGTGTTGGTAAAGCTAAAGGGGAATAGTGATGATTGAATTCGATTACTACGTCGTAGAGAAAAATACATTGCTCGTGGTCGCAGGATTCAACGATTACATATCAGCCGTGTGCTTTAGGGATGCCGAATGCGATACAGATCGATTCAGCGTTTTCTCTTCGCGCGCCCTGAAGAAGCGAAATGCACGCGTTATTCCGGAAACAGTGGGGATAACGATCACGTCGGTAGACCCGACGATTCTCAGCAGAAACAGTGCATAACCCCGCAAACGCTCGCAGAGGCGAAGCGGAAAAAAGTGATAGACTAGCCCCGATCTCCTTCGGTTGTTCTTAGCCCGCCTCGCGCGGGCTTTTTCTTGCGCGCTGCGTTTTAGAGGCGTATGCTTCCCGGACACCGTTGGACAACAGGAGATCACCCGTGCTTATCCCCATCGCCGATGTTCTGGCGCTCATACCCATCGCCCGCTCCACCCTCTATCTCCGCATGGCGGAACCCGACTTCCCGAAACCCGTTCGCGTCGGCGGACGCGTGTTTTGGAAGCAGGAAGAGATTCTTGCCTATATCGATTTCAAGAAAGATTCTGCGGAGGCGTAATGGTCGCAGTTCTTTTCGCCCGAAGAGACAGCGTTTATAAGACATTTCCTGATTGCGATGTCTTCGACGCCGACAGGGATGCGCTGAACTACTCCGGGGGGCAGTCGATAGTCGCGCACCCTCCCTGCCGTGCTTGGGGCCAATTGGCGCATATGGCTAACCCGCGCCCTGGTGAACGTGAATTAGCTTTATGGGCGGTTGACATGATCCGCCTTCACGGGGGTGTCCTCGAACATCCGCGCGCATCTCGTTTGTGGAAAGAAAAGCCGTTGCCGCCGGTCGGGGAGCTTGACGCTTGGGGCGGCTTTACGCTTCAAGTGCGCCAGTTCGATTGGGGCCACAAAGCCGAGAAAGCCACTAAGCTCTATGTGTGTGGTTGCGACCCCGCAGACGTGCCGCCGCACCCTGTTCGCGTAGGCGAACCGCGATTTGTTGTCGGAACTAGTGGTCGGCGTAAAGATGGTACGCGTTTGGGCGGTCGGCCCGAAATACCGAAAAGTGAACGAGAAGCGACCCCTCTTGCATTCGCTGAATGGCTGGTCGAGCTGGCTGGATTGTGTCGCGCACCTATCGGGGATCTCTGCTAATGCCGCAATACTTCAAAGACCTGGGCGAGCAGCTGCTCGATCACGGGTACCTGATCGTGCCCCTGCCGCCAGGTAGTAAGGGGCCGCGCATCAAAGGCTGGCCGTCTCTCGCGCTCGACAAGCCCGCATTTCACCGGATGGCGGCTAACGGGTCGGCGGACGCTGGCATCGGCGTACTGGCCCGTTACACGCCCGCCATCGACGTGGATATCCTGGACAAGAGCGCCGCCGACGAGATGTCCTTGATCATCGATGAGATCTTCGCCGGCCAGGCTCTCATGACGCGCACGGGGCGGGCACCCAAGTTCCTGATTCCATTTCGTTCTGACGACCCTTTCAAGAAACTTACCTCCAACGTCTACACGGATGGAACCCATGACCACAAAATCGAAATCCTGGGCGATGGCCAGCAGTGGGTCGCCTACCACGTGCACCCTGAAACCGGAAAGCCTTACGAGTGGTGGGATGGATTGGGAGACGCTGGAATCATGGGTTCGGCTCAGTCAGAGCTGCCTGCACTTTCCCGATCAGACGCTCAACGCGTTATTGACGCATTCGAAGTACTTGCGGCGACGCGTGTAGCTTCAGGTGCTTGGCGAGCGAAGGATGTGGGGCAGCGCCCGGACATTCGCGAACGAGGCGGAGATGATCCGTTCTCTGTTTATTCGGAACCAGTGGGTAAATCCGAAATAGAAGTACGCGAACTGCTTGCACGGCACCCGAACGAGGAAGCGGATTACGACCACTGGTTCAAGGTGCTCGCAGCCGTCCACCACGAGCTCGGCGACGCCGGTGAGGATATCGCTCGGACGTGGAGCACTGAAGCGCACAAGCACACCGACGAGAAGTTCGACCTGACCTGGAATTCGCTCGGGCGCTACACCGGTCGTCAACTCACGCTTCGCAGTTTGCTGAAAGGCGAGAAACCGTCCGCGCCTGAGAAGTCGCTTGAAGGCAACGAGTTCGTGCAGGCGGCGCAGTTCGCATCCGAGCAGCGCATCGAGTGGCTTGTTAAGAAGGTGCTGCCGAAGAGTGGTTTGACGATCATCTACGGCGAACCAGGTTCGGGTAAGTCGTTCTTTGCGCTGGATTTAGTTGCCCACGTGGCGCGTGGCTTGCCTTGGCGGGGCCTACGAACGAAGCAGTGCTCGGTAGCGTACGTCGCGGCGGAAGGCGTTGCAGGCTTCGGCAATCGCCTCAAAGCCTATGGCGAAGGCCACGGCGTTGATCTGTCGGTGTTGCCTGTGTACGTACGCGGCGGGCAGCTGGCAATCAAAGAACAGGCGGTCGCGATCGTAGACGCCGTGCTTGGCTTGCCGCACGTCGGGGTTATCGTTATCGACACGCTCGCTGCCGTGACCCCTGGCGCGAACGAGAACGTATCCGAAGACATGGGCGTCGCTATCGAACGCGCAAACTTCATCATCCAATCGACCGGCGCGGCGGTCATCCTCATCCACCACTCGACGAAAGACGGCGGCACCCTGCGCGGCTGGAGCGGTTTGCTCGGTGCCGCCGACTCGACCATCAAGATCGAGCGCAGGGATGATAAACGCACGGCGCACATCGAGAAGATGAAGGAAGGTGAGGATTCGGGTAAATACGGCTTCAAGCTGCGGATTGTGGATCTCGGGCAGGATGATGATGGCGATCCGGTCACAAGTTGCGTTGTCGATGAGTCAAAGGATATTGCTGAAAAAGGCAATAAGAAGGAACGCAAGCCGCGCTCAGGTGACTTCGAAACTTCCGACAACTACATCAAAGCGCGAGACTTCCTCGCGATTATTGAGCGCGCGATGGGCGTCGGTGTTGACGCATCGATGACCGAAGATGAGATTGTGGAAGCTATCCAAGCGGACCCTAAAACTAACGAGATGGGCCAGGACGACTACCCGCCACGGCGTTATATCACTCCCACGTTGCGGACCCTAGTGCAAAAAGGCAAGATTTGCAGGGAGGGCCGCGCCATAAAGCTTTGCGCGTGATTTGTCGTACCCTAGCGGACCCTAGCGGGCCCTAGCGGACGTTACCTACTTACCCTAGCGGACCCTACGGACCCTACACCCCTGTCTTTAGACAGGGTAGGGTAGGGTCCGAAATTACTTACGGAGTCGTAATGTTTCTAAGATTGCGTATTTCTGAGACAGGCGGAGCGTATTACGTGAACTCAGACTTGATTCTGTATTTCGGCAAGCGCCACGAAGCAACCGAGATTCACCTGGTCGGAGGCGAGGTCCGCCGAGTGCGTGAAACGCCTGCCGAAATTCTCAAACAACTGGCGGAGGCGAAGTGAAACGCGATTCGGTTTTGTGCGTGGCGTGCGGCAAGCCGTTCGATGTTGGTTTGCTCCAGCTAGTCCGCTGGTCGGGGCCGCTCTGGTGCGGGCCATGCGTCGCGAAGGCTGATGCGGAGCTAGTACAGGCCGCGCAGCGGGCCGCAAGGGTCGGGGAGGTACTAGGAGAACGGTAGGAAGAGAAACGGCCCTTAGCGGGCCGTTTTGCTTAGTGCAGTTGGGCGTAGCCGAGGATCAAGCCGGGGTTGGCGTCCAGTAGCGCATCGCGGTCAGTGAAGGCGCGGTCCACTGCCAGCTTGTCGGCCATGGCTTCGAGGCTTGGGGCTTTGTCCGAGCGGATGTAGCCGACAGCGACATCACCAGGCGTGAGGATGACGTAGGTGATCATTGCAGCGTGATCCGGGAGTAATCGACGGTGCGCCGCAGGGCCCAGTGGCGAAGCGCCTCGGGCAGCCACATGTCGAAGCAGGCGGATTCGAGGTAGGCGTTGGCGAGCGGGGTGATGACTGTGTGCAGTCTGCTGCAAGTAGGGGTCACTGTGATCTCCTTGAAAGAGATTTGACTATAGCAGTTGCAAAACGAAAAGCAATTAGCGCGCTAACTAATCGCGCGCACGCTATTCGCGGAACGCCTTGTCACGCAAGCGTGACTTAGGGTTTGCGATTTGATTTATAGGGCGAAGCGAGCACCGATGCGCGCCTCGAAAACATCGATTGTGAACGGTCGTTCGTCAGCAGATTGAAAGCTAAACTGTAATGATAACGTCAGCTTGCGAACAGGTATGAGCGCGCATAATTTGCGCATTCGGTTCACTACCTGCCTTTGAGCCTTACCCAGTAAGGCTTTGCGGGTTAGGGTAGTAGTTGACATAATGGAGATTATCAATCTAATTGCGCAGTCAACGATTGATTATCAGCCCGGATGAGAATGATTCTTAACTCTGGGCCCCGGCGAGGCGGGACGGCGGACGGTGGGAATTTTCGTACCCCCCATTCCCGATTCGCGAATCGAAAAAACACGCATGAGTTAAACTCGCGAAAAACCACGGGTTTGAAAATGGCATCACTGACCAGCGCAGGCAATCTGCGCATCATCTCGGAAGACCGCGCGCTGGCAAGCGCCATGGTGTTCCCGCATCGCCACCCGCAAGCCTCACCCCCGGCGCACGTGGAGGTGATGGACTTGTGGCGCAGCCAGGACGAGTTCGTTCTGATCGAGATGTTCCGCGAAGGCGGCAAGTCCACCCTGTCCGAGGAATTCCTGCTGCTCGAAGCGTGCTTCCAGAATTTCGGTTATTGCATCATCCTGGGTGAGACGTACACGAAAGCCTGCCAGCGCCTGGAAGCGATCAAGTTCGAGGCGTTGAAGAACATGAAGCTGCTCGCGCTTTTCGGCAAGTTGCGCGTGGCGGGCAACGTGTGGAACGAGAATCAGATCGAGCTAGCGAATGGCGTCATGATCGAGGCGCACGGCTGGGAAGAGGAAATTCGCGGCTTCAAGTGGCACGACTTGCGTCCGGACCGTTGCTACCTGGACGACGTGGAGAACAAGGAGCGCGTGAAGGACAAGACGGCAGTGGACGCCTCGATGCGCAAGATTTATCTTGAGCTCATGCCCGCCATGGACAAGGAGAAGGGGAAGATCCGCGTGACGGGAACCCCCCTGGCCGAAGACTGCATGATTGTGCGCATGAGGGAAAACCCGGATTGGACCTCACGCAAGTACCCGATCTGCAATGGCGATATCGATGACCCGAAGACGGCGGCGACCTGGCCCGAGCGCTACCCGATGGAGTGGATTCGCAAGAAGCGGGATCAAGCCGAGCGCGCGGGGCAGTTGCGCGGGTTTTTGCAGGAGTACATGCTGATGGCGATCGGCAGCACCGACAAACCGTTTGAAGAGAGGCACATCCATGAAACAGCGGTTGACCCTGCGCCGTGGCTTCCTAAGACTCTGGTGGTGGACCCTGCCCGTACTGCTAACGTGGCTAGTTCTGACCGGACGGGCAGAGTGGTTCTTTCTCGGCTCGCCACACGCATATTCGTGCACGCCAGTTCCGGCGAGTTCTGGAAGCCCGACCAGATAATCGCGGATGCGTTCGATACGTCGGAACGGTTTGAGGGGGCGACGGTCGCCATCGAGAAGAACAGCCTGGACGAGTGGTTGCTCCAGCCGATGCGCGCGGAGATGTTGCGACGCGGAGAGAGTTTGCCGCTCAAGGCGCTTCAGGCACCGCAAGACCGGAGCAAGGAGCAGTTCATCATGGGGCTGCAACCTTTTTTCGAAGCGGGCGATATTGTGCTGGTGGGCGGACGCGGCGCGCATGCGCAGCTCGTCGCCGAGATCCAGAACTTCCCAAGCGGAAAGAGGGATATCTTGAACGCCTTGGCCTATGCGCAGCGAGTGTTTTCCGGGACGGTGGTCTATGAAGACTTCGGCGAAAAGAATCTCACAAGCGAGTACGAACCGAGTGCGCGAGACGCGCTTGCGATTTGCTTTAACGCCACTGGAAACGAAACTACTGCTGTGCTCCTGGCTGTGGAAGGCGAGCGCCTTGTGGCTGTCGCCGACTGGATTTCGCCTGTTTCCCCGGCGCAGGCTGTTCCAGACGTTATGCAACTTGTCCGCGCAGCGTTCCCGCGCGCTCGCGTCACAGCGTGGCTTCCGGCAGACGTGATGGACCAGCAGGACCGCCTGCCGTTGATGGCGGCGTTGCGCGCGGCGGGGTTGGCACCCATGCGCGGCGCGTACGCCACGATGGCGCGCGGCACGCTTTCCCCGCTCATCCGCACCGAGATGAAGAACCGCCGGCTGTTCCTGGTCGATAGCAACGCCCGGCACACCATGAACGCGATGGCCGGAGGCTATAACTTTCCAATCATGAAGAACGGCCAGCAGAACACGGAACCTGAGCGCGGGCCGCACCGCACCCTGGTCGAAGGGCTAGAGTGCGCCGCGTATGTGATTTGCTCCAACGCTGGCAATTCCTTGCCGGATGACTTACATTCTGGTACTAACGCCCAAGGGCAACCCTATTTCACCTCTCTCCCACGGAGATAAGTCATGGCCGTCTCGCGCACGATTCACCCGAAAGCCCCTTCGCAAAAACCGACCGACTTCTACAAAGGCGTGCAGCAGGGCGGCGCGTACGGCAAGCCGCAAAGCGTGCCTGAGAAGTTGCCTTCCGGCCCGATGCGCGAAGTGATGCGCAAGAAAGGTTTGTAATCATGGAAGGCAAGAAAGGCCGGATGAACCGGGTTTATACGGCCCCCGGTAAGAAAGCCCCGGAAGCTGCGATCAAGAATGGCGGTAAGTCGAAAGACCCCGCCATGAAGGGTAGCAAGCCCCCGAAGACTCCACGCATGGGCGGTTGAGATGGCGACGAAGAAAGACAAAAAGGGCGAGAACGGGCGCAATTGGTCGGAATCTGTTGATCTGCGCTCGGGCAACCCGTGGGGCGGCAAGAAGACGGATACCACCTACGGTCGCACGTCCAAGAAGCCGGAAGAGGACGACCGACCGGCACGCGTCGGTAAGGACCGGAACACCGGCACGACTGTCGCGAAGCGCCTGGCCGGTAAGGTTATCGGCTGATGGAAGCTAAAAAGGTCTGGCCAATCGCAGAACTTCGGGATAAGAGCGTCTTGGGGAGCGCGTTGCAGGACGAGCTGTACGATGTGATAACTAGTGAGAAGTTTGACAACATGTCAGTCTCGCAGACTATCGGCGTGCTTGAATTCCTGAAGTGGAACCTGATCAATGGCGCGTAAGAAAAAAGAAGACAAGAAACCCGACGAGCCCGTAATCGAGATAGTCGATTCACGGGCTATCGACGCTGAGAAGACAGGCGAAGAGCTAGAAAATTGGGCTGAAGATCAGACTTCGGACGCCTACCTTGAGGCAGCAAAGCTGTATCCCAAGATCCAGAAGTGCTACGAGAATAAGCAGCAGCAATCGGATTGGGTGGAAGAGTACTGGAACATCTACAATGCCCGACCCGACGAAAACCAGCAGTACACCGGCAACAGCCAGTGTTACATCCCCGCCGTGCGAGACGCCATCAACGCTCGCTGTAAGCGAACCCTCGCCACCCTCTTCCCCGCCAACTATAAGCACGTTGACGCCGTTGGCCCTGCGTCGGTTACGCCATTCCCTACGCTTGCACTCCTTGAGCATTACATCCGGAAGACGAATCTGAAGGATATCGTCCGCGCCGATTTGCTCTCGGGCGACGTGACGGGCCAGTGGTGCTTGTACGTGGACTGGATGCGTACGACGCGCCGGATCACCGAGCTGGTCAAGAAACCGCCGATCTTGTCTGACGATGAGGCAGGCGTGGAGGCGGAAGACGTAACGGTTGACGAAGAGTGGGACACGGAAGAGAAAGAGATTGTCGATGAGATGCCCGACATCTCACCGATGGCGGTTGACGATATCGCCGTCTACCCGCCGACCGTGAACGATATCGAACGCGCAACAGCCACCGCCGTGCGCTTGCGCTTGTCCAAGGAGTCCGTTCAGCAGTTCATCGACGAGGGTGTTTTCGTCGGTTGGAGCGCGAAGGAAGTCATGGACAATCTGAACGAGCCAGACGGCGGGCGTCAGAAACGCGTGCCGCAAAAACGCCGCACCGCTGATGCGGGCGTGCGCACCGAAGGCACCTATAAATACGCACTGGTCTACGAAGTACATGCAAATATCGAACTGGAAGAAGACAAAGGCAAAGAGCCTGTCTTCATCTACTACGCCGGTCCTGAAACGATTCTTGGCATTATCCGCAACCCATTTTGGACTAAGAAGCGCCCACTTATTTGCGCGCCAGTCGAACGCATCCAGGGGTCGTTTTACGGAATCTCGCGGGTAGAGCCGGTCAAGTACCTGCAATGGAATTTAAACGACTACTGGAACATGGGTCAGGACAGTGCGCAGTACGCGCTTCTGCCTATCGTCATGACTGATCCGCTCGCGAACCCCAATTACCAGAGCATGGTGATGGGGCTTGCCGCCGTGTGGCTGACGAATCCGCAGACCACGCAGTTCGCGCAGTTCCCGGCAATCTACAAAGACGCCGTAGGCTTGTGCAACGCGATCAAGTCGCAGATCCAGGAATCGATGGACGTGAACGATGCGATGCTCGGCAAGGCACCGCCGGGGCGTAAGAACCAGGCGCAAGCCGCCGCGCAAGCCCAGTCGCAAGAATCGAACATCATCGACCACGCCAAGCGGTACGAGGGCGTGATGCTCAATCCGCTACTTGAGCGCATGTTTGAGCTTGACCGCCAGTTCCGTACGAAAGAACTGACGGTCGTCACCATGGGTGAAGTCGGCGCACGCGCCAAGCAGGAAGAGATTCCCGTGCAGGCGTTCAGCGAACGTTATTTCTTCCGGTGGTGCGGTACGGCCTACCAGACTGGCATGCAACGCATGCAGCAAATGATCTCGTGGATGAACGTGTTGCGCGGCATTCCTCCGCAGCAGCTTGACGGACGCCGGCTTAACGTCGGCCCGATCCTGGAAATGGGCACCGAACAGATTTTCGGGCCTGAAGTCGCGCCGCGCATCCTGATTGACGAACGCAACCTGTTCCACGTCGATCCGGAAGACGAGAACCTGATGATGCATAACGGCATGCCTGCCGAGGTGCACCCGGCGGATGATGACCAGCGCCACTTGAAGACGCACATGCACGGCGCGCAAATGACGGGCGACCCGATCGGATTGTTTCGCGCGCACATTCAGGCGCACCAGCAAGCCATGCAGCAGAAGATGCAAAAGGCGCAAGGCGCGCAACCGGGTCAGCCCGGCGTACCGGGCGGCGGGCAACCCGGCGTAGCAGGAACACCGCGCCCCGGCGCACAACCCGGCCAGCCGCGTCCGCAGCAACCCCCCGGCGCAATACATCCTGACGCCATGGCCGACCCAGCGGCGGGGCCGCGATGAAGCCTTTCGTTGCGCGCTCCACCCCGTGGGGGACGATCCAGACCGGCGCACTGTTCGACCGCCTGACGCCGCTTGAGCAGCAAGCGGTAATCGCGCACGAAGAAGGGCACATCAGGTTTCACCATGCGCGCACCCGCTTTCGGTGGATACTGACCGGGAAAGCGTTCTTCCAGGCAGAAAGGTTTTACGCGCTGTGCGAAGAGCAGGAGATGGAAGCTGACCGGTACGCCGCTTGGCAAGGTCACGCAGCCGGCCTGATCACTTTCTTGTTTCGACAGGGCTTGCATGTAAAATCCGATGGGTACCCGACGCACAAACAGCGCATAGAGGCTATCCATGGCTGATGAGTTTCAGATTATTCCGCGCCAGGTGCGCTCCGCCGGCACAGATGTTCCGCCCGAAGAAATTCAGGCAGCGCTTAACTCGCTCGCGCAGCAAGTGCAAATCGCACTGAACATTCTCGCTACGCAATCGGAAACACCAACCGGCCCCGCCGGCGGCGATCTGTCCGGCACCTATCCGAATCCGACGGTCGCGGCAGTGCATGCGACGAGCGGCACTGCATCGGGCGTCGCGATTATTGCAAGCACGGTGAACAGCACCCCCGTAGGTGCGACCACGCCGAGCACGGGCGCTTTCACGACGCTATCCGCGACGACCCCCTTACCGATTGCGTCGGGGGGAACCGGAGCCAATACCGCAGCGACTGCGCGCACGGCTCTTGGGCTCGGCACGATCGCCACACAGAACGCGAACAGCATAGCGGTCACCGGCGGCACAATCGACAACACGCCTATCGGGCAGACGACCCCGGCGGCGGTGACCGCAACCACGCTCAACTCGACGGGCGGCGCGCTCAACGGCACCGTGGGTGCGGCTACGCCGAATACGGGCGCTTTCACTGCTTTGAGCAGCACTAGCGGCGCGCTCAACGGCACCGTGGGTGCGACTACGCCGAATACCGTTGCGGCGACGACGATCGTGGCTTCGAGCACGATCACGCCTTCGCAAACAGCGGGTATCGTCGGCACGACTACGGGTAACAACGCGAACGCGGGCAGCGTGGGCGAATTTATTTCAAGCAGTGTTTTGATCGGCGCCGCGGTACCGCTAACTTCGGGGACGCCTGCCAATATAACCAGTATTTCGCTTACAGCGGGCGATTGGGACGTGAGCGGAACGGTGGGGTCGACGTTAGGCGTCGCCACCAACACGACAGCTTACGTAGGGAGTGTGAGCACTACTTCAGCAACGCAAGCCGCTAATCAATCGCAATTTCTTTTATCAGCCGCTTTCAACGTCGGCGCAGGGCAGAACATCCCCACGGGGACTGCGCGCTTATCGCTTGCTACGACCACAACCGTATATCTCGTAACTACTGCCTTTTTCACCGGAGGTACGCTTTCGGCGTACGGTTACATATCGGGGCGCCGTCGCCGTTAATCATCAAGGAGAAAGTCATGACCGTAACTGTCACCGGTAATCTTGTTAAAGCTACCCTCATCGGGGGCACTGCGAGCGGTCCTGTCAGTGTTCCGGGGCTCGAAGTGGGCGACGTAGTCTTTACAGGAGTGTTCACCGTCGGCACGACGACTACGCCGACCGACTGGCAGCCTTTCATCTCGTCCTACGAGAAGGTTATTTCCGTAGCAGATGAGTTCCAGCAGATCAACCCAGGCGATTTAAGCGTCCTCTCACTTACCCTTTACCTGTTACGCGGGCTGTAAAAAGCGATTGCGTTGACAACTAGTAATAAACAGCATATAACCGGCGAAAGCCTTTCTAGGAGCGTATCGTGCGCAAAAACCGTTTGGCCGAACTGATCGGCTCGTTGTTCCCGGCGATTCAGGGCCAAACCCCGACACTCGCAGATAACGGCTCGATGCCGGATCAAATCAGCCTTATCAACGCCCTCATTTCAGTGAACCCCTGGCCGGCGACTTCCTATAATGCCGCGACCAACACGACCGGATTCACCGCAACGCAACAACAAGTTATGGCAGCGGAGCAGTCGTACTTGAACTTAACCGGTACGCTCGGCGCAGGCGCAGCGCTTACCCTTCCGACTGTCGCAGCCTTGCTCGCTACCCTCACCCCGCAACAGGCGCAAGTCGGCTCGACTGTTGTGCTTCGCGTCATCAATAGTTCGGGCGGCGCATTCGCGTGGACCGTCACCACGAATACCGGTTGGACGCTTAGCGGCACGCAAAGCATCGCGCAGAACACATG